AAGATGTTGGCGACCGCAAAGACTGGATTCAGACGTACGTGGACGGTCTGAAACTACTGGGCCTGAAGTACGAGGACCGCACCGAGCCGTGGCAGGGCGCGTGTGGTGTGTTTCACCCCATGCTCACTGAGAGCGTTGTCAGGTTCCAGTCGGAAGGTATCACTGAGACGTTCCCGGCTGCCGGCCCCGTCAAGACTGTGATCATCGGCAAGGACACCCCGGAGAAGGAAGAGGCCGCCGCCCGCGTGCGTGCGGACATGAACTACCAGCTCACCGAGGTAATGTACGAGTATCGCCCCGAGCACGAGAAGATGCTGTGGAACCTGCCTATTGCGGGCAGCGCATTCAAGAAGGTGTACTACGACCCGAGCAAGGGTCGCCAGATGGCAGTGTTTATCCCGGCGGAAGACATCGTTGTGCCCTACGGCGCAAGCAATCTGGAGACAGCCGAGCGCGTCACGCACGTCATGCGCAAGACCGAGAACGAGATTCTCAAGCTCATCGATGCTGGGTTTTACCGCGACGTGGAGCTAGGCGAGCCGACCTACCAGCTCGATGACATTGAGAAGCAGAAAGCCGAAGAGATGGGCATGAGCGCCACAGATGACTCGCGCTATCGCATGCTGGAGATGCACGTCGATCTGAACCTCAAAGGCTACGAGGACAAGAACAAGAAGAAGGAAGACACCGGCATCGCCCTGCCGTACGTGGTGACTGTTGAGAAGGGCACCCGCAAAATTTTGGCGATTCGTAGGAACTGGTATGAAGAAGACCGACTCAAGCTCAAACGACACCACTTCGTACACTACCAGTACATTCCCGGGTTTGGCTTCTATGGCTATGGCCTCATCCACCTCATCGGTGGGTATGCCAAGAGCGCGACGATGCTTATCCGGCAGCTTGTTGACGCTGGCACTCTGTCTAACCTCCCCGGCGGTCTCAAATCGCGGGGTCTACGCATTAAGGGAGATGACACCCCCATCGCACCGGGAGAGTTCCGAGACGTAGACGTGCCTAGCGGCTCGATCCGCGACAACATTCTGCCGCTGCCCTACAAGGAGCCGAGTCAGGTTCTGATGACGCTGTTCAACCAGATCGTGCAGGAAGGCCGTGCGTTTGCTTCGTCTGGCGACATGAAAGTCAGCGACATGTCCTCGCAGGCCCCGGTGGGTACCACCTTGGCTATTCTTGAGCGTACGCTCAAGGTGATGGGCGCTGTGCAAGCTCGCATGCACTTTACGATGAAGCAGGAGTTCAAGCTCCTTAAAGTCATCATCGCCGACTACACCGACGAGGATTACAGCTACGAGCCGGAAGAAGGTAGCGCCCGGGCCAAACGGGCTGACTACGACACGGTGGACGTGATCCCGGTGAGTGATCCGAACGCTGCCACGATGGCGCAAAAGATCGTGCAGTACCAAGCTGTGTTCCAGCTTGCGCAAAGCGCTCCGCAGTACTACGACATGCCCCTGCTGCACCGCCAGATGATCGAGGTGTTGGGCGTGAAAAACGCGTCCAAGCTCGTGCCGATTGAAGACGACATGGTGCCCACTGACCCTGTGCAAGAGAACCAGAACCTGCTGACTATGAAGCCGGTCAAGGCGTTCATCGAGCAGAACCATCAGGCGCACATCCAGACGCACATGGCTGCGATGCAGAACCCCAAGGTTCAACAGCTCATGCAGATGAACCCGATGGCGCAGCAGATTTTGGCGGCAACGATGGCGCACATCAACGAGCACATCGCGCTGGAGTATCGCCGTCAGGTGGAAGAGCAAGTTGGCGTGTTGCCCAGCGAAGAGCAGAACAAGAAAGTTTCGCCCGAGATGGCCGATCAGATCGCCGTCGCAGCAGCGCAGGCCACGGCTCAGCTCACTCAGCGCGATACGCAGCAGGCTCAGCAGGCCGCAGCCCAGCAGCAGATGCAGGACCCGATTGTTCAGATGCAGATGCAAGAGCTGCAGCTCAAGCAGCAGGACCTCCAACTCAAAGCGCAGAAGCAGCAGATCGAAGCGGCAGCCAAGGCCGACCAGATTCGTGTCGAAGAAGCTCGCATCGAGGCGCAGAAAGAAATCGCTGCCATGCAGGTCGCGGCCACCGCCGCTGCACAGAAGGACAAAGCACAACGTCAGCAAGAGACGGAAGGAGCACGCATGGGGATGGACGCTGCCAAACACCGCGCCCAGATGGCCATGCAAGCAGCGCAACGGGCGGCGCAGAAACAGCCTAGCAACAAACCTAAGAAGGGTGACGATTGAACGAGTACAAAGTTCTTGCGGTGGTTCAGGCGGAGATTGAAAAACTTCGCCAAGAACAAGTCGCGTTTGTGGCGGCGAGTCGTGCGGATACGTATGACGAGTACAAGAAGGTCTGTGGGGTAATCCGGGGTCTTAACCTAGCAGACAACATCATCAACGACCTCGTGCAACGAATGGAAAAACATGACGACTGAGTTTGATCTGCAAGCTATTGACCTGTCTGGGCTGTTGAACAAGCCCGCTGAAGAGAAAGCCAAACAGCTTCCTGAACCCCGTACTTTTCACCTTCTGTGCGTCGTTCCGGAAGCGATGGAAGAGTACGCCGACAGTGATGTGGGCCTGATCAAAGACGCCAAGACCATGCACTACGAGGAGGTCCTGACTCCCGTGTTGTTTGTGGTCAAGGTTGGTCCTGACGCTTACAAAGACGCTACCCGGTTCCCCAGTGGACCGTCGTGCAAGCAAGGTGATTTCATCATCGTGCGCCCCAACTCAGGCACCCGCCTGAAGATCCACGGTCGTGAGTTCCGCATCATCAATGATGATTCGGTCGAGGCCGTTGTTGAAGACCCGCGCGGTATTACTCGCGCTGCTTAAGGAGTACGTAAATGGCAACTACCAAGTTTGGCGAGGATTTTGAGTTCCCCGACGAGAAAGAAGAGCGGCTTAAAAAAGAAGCGGCTTCTGATGAGGGCGGGGAAAATATTGAAGTGGAAGTCGAAGACGACACGCCACTTGCGGACCGTGGGCGCAAGCCCATGAGAGAGCCGGTGGAAGACCCCACCGAAGAAGAACTTGCATCGTATGACGAAAAAGTTCAACACCGCATTAAAAAGTTTACTCGTGGCTATCACGACGAGCGCCGTGCTAAAGAAGAAGCACTACGCGAACGTGAAGCCGCTGAGACTTTTGCCCGCAAAATGTACGAGGAGAACAAGAAGCTCCAAGAGCAGCTCTCCTCGGGCAGCAAGCAGTTTATTGAGACTTCAAAGAACGCGGCTGACATTGAGCTTGTTGCCGCCAAAAAGAAGTTCAAAGAGGCGTACGAATCCGGCGATGCCGACTTGCTTACCGAAGCACAATCGGAGATTGCCGAGGCTACGCTCAAGGTAAACCGCGCCAAAGAACTGAAGCCGATTGAGGTAGAAGAGCAGGAATTTAAAGCCGCTCCCGCCGAAAAAGCCGCTCCTGTTTTGTCGCGCCGCACCCAGAAATGGTTGGATGCCAACCAAGATTGGTGGGGAAAAGACGAAGAAATGACTGCTGCTGCGATGGGACTTGACAAAAAGTTGCAACGCGAGTACGGTCCTGACTACATCGGTGGTGAAGAGTATTTCAAAACCATTGATCGCACTATGCGAAAGCGTTTTCCCGAGTTCTTTTCGGAGGACCGGAGCAATGAGGAAGATGATGACCTGCCTCGCAAGAAAAGGTCAGAACCGGCTGACGAGGACGAACCTCCACGCCGTGCAACAAAATCCGCTGCGGTTGTGGCTCCGGCCACTCGTAGCACCCCGCCTAGCCGTATTCGGTTGAAGGCGTCCGAAGCGAACACTGCGCGTCGTCTTGGGGTGCCTTTGGAAGAATACGCACGACAGGTTGCTTTACTTAATCGAGGTGAATGATGGAACAGCAAATTCAAGGTAAACAAAACCGTCTGACTCGTGAATTGGACACGCGTGAGAAGACGCAAATGCGTCCTCAAGCATGGCGTCCGCCCGAGACCCTGCCCATGCCGGACGAGCGTCCGGGTTGGCGGCATCGGTATGTCCGCATCAGTACGATGGGCACCGCTGATCCCAGCAACATCTCCTCTAAGTTGCGCGAAGGATACGAACCCGTGAGAGCGGACGATTATCCCGAGCTAATGATGCACGCAACCACTGAGGGTCGCTTCAAAGGCGGCATCGAAGTGGGTGGACTGTTGCTCTGCCGGATTCCGGTCGAGTTTCTGGAGCAGCGTATGAAATACTACGACAACCAGAACCAAGCTCAAATGGACTCGGTGGACAACAATTTCCTTCGTGAAAATGATCCTCGGATGCCTCTTTTCTCTGAGAAGAAGTCCAAGGTCACTTTCGGTTCTGGTTCTTAAATTTAGGAGTCTTTTATGGCTTTTCCAACGGTAAACGCCCCTTATGGGCTAAAGCCGATCAATCTGTACGGCGGTACACCCTTCGCGGGCGCTACTCGTCAGTATCGGATTGCTTCTGCTTACGACACTAGCATCTTTTATGGTGACCCCGTAGAGATGGTTAACTCTGGCACGATTATCAAATCTGCTATCACTACCGCCCGTGCAACTGTGACTACGTCACAGATCATTGGTGTTTTCTTGGGCTGCTCTTACGTTAACTCGCAAGGTCAGACCATTTTTGCTCAGTATTTCCCAGCAAATACAGCAGCGCCTACCGGTACGTATATTACTGCCTATGTAAGTAATGACCCCGACACGCTGTTTAAAGCTGTGATCGCTACTGGCGCTACAGCTAACGACGCTACTTCCGGCTTGTTGCCTTCCTCTACTACTGAATTTACCGTTATTGGTACTAACGTAGCATTGGTGCAGAACTCTGGTTTGACAAACACCGGCAATAGCCGCGTAGCTGTTGCATCGTCTGCTACTACAGGTACATTGCCTATGAACGTTGTCGATGTTGTCTATGAGACTTCATACGTTAACGGTTCTGGTAACGTTGTGTACCCCGAGATCATCGTTCGTTGGAACTTTGAGATTCATACAACCACTATCGCTTCTGGCGTCTAATCGAAGGAGTAATTAACCATGGCTATTTCACGCGCACAGCTGCTGAAAGAGCTGCTCCCCGGTCTGAACGCCTTGTTCGGTATGGAGTACGCTCGCTACGGCGAAGAGCACAAAGAGATCTACGAATCCGAGACCTCTGAGCGCTCCTTTGAAGAAGAAACCAAGCTGTCTGGCTTCTCCGCCGCTCCGGTGAAGAACGAAGGCTCTGCGATTGCATATGACAATGCGCAGGAAGCTTGGACCACCCGCTATAACCACGA